CTTGGGTAGAAATGCCGATAGAGTTTTCTTACAATCTCCAAATAGAATTAAATCTTTCATTATCCAAATAAATGTATATTGTAATGTTTACGAATTGGTGGATATTTTGGTTTGGGTTTGACCTTTACCACTTTGTATATTCTTAATAGTGTTTCTGTTTTCATTTTGTGATAACTGAAGTTGCTGCTTCGCCTTTGTTGAATATTGTATCAACAACTGCTTCGACCTTTCTGGCGGTTGAGATACCAACTTTGGAATATACTGGAATACATACCAGACCAAATACCTTGTCCTTCGCTCCCTTACGAATCACACGACCAATGGTTTGTGATATTCCGACATAATCCATAGACCTCATAAACAATACTGCTTCAAGACCTTTGACATTGATACCTTCAGATAGAATACTGTGATGTAATACAACAAACCTTTTGTCTGGGTCTTGACCCCATGCGTTGAGTACATTGAAGAACTCCTCTCTGTCAACCTTTTCGCCATCAATTATAGCACCTGTCTTGGAAGTAATCAACATATATGAATAACCTCTCCATGCCAACTCATCAACAAACTTTGTATGTGCAATTAGATTGACGATCTGACTCGTGGACTTGGCACATATTAGAACCTTGCTCTTCTTAAGATTGTCCATTGCATCAATCATTTGCTCACAATCTCTGTCAGCAACTAACTCATCTTTCTCCAAGATTCTTGTCCGATAGACTTCAACCTTTGGTGGTAGTATGTAACCTTGATTGACAAGTTGTGGTGCGGGTACTTGACATATCACATTACCATAGGTCTGTGACCAGTTCATACCTGCTTTCTCTGGTGTTCTGCTGTGCTTTGGTGTTGCTGTGAAGTAGTAGCACCTATTTGCGTGATGTGAGAAATGCTCTGTTGGTGGGTAAAAGTTCTTCTGTACTGAATTATGTGCTTCATCATAATAGATAGTATCAACCTCAATATCAAGTGATGCTGATATTTTGTTGAGTGAGTGATATGTTGTGAATATAAGTAGATTCTCTGTGCTATTATGATACCAGTATTCTAACTGATCTGTCTTTGTTGTACTCTTGTGGTGTGTCTCTCCACTATGTACATGAATAACCTCAACATCTGTGATGAACTCTAGAAACTCTGATGACAACTGATTCGCAAGTAGAATACGAGGTGCAACTACAACAATAGTTTTTGGTAAACTGTCCTGTGCAAACCTTCTCTTGGCATCTTCGATCATACACATTGTCTTGCCACCACCAGTAGGTACAATCACTTGCCCTTTTCTGTGTGTATTCATCTTGTCAAGTGCTTTCTGTTGATGTGGTCGTAGAGGCATTAATGTAATAATATCAATATGTACATATTATAGCAAAAAAGGTTCCGCTTGGGAACCCCTTGTGATGCTTTTTCAACTGTCCTTAAAATTTATTAGAGTCTCGCTTACAAACCATACAAAGGTATGTATGCTTTTAAAAATTTTAATGTAGGTCAACCCATGCTCCATTTGCACGACCTTGAAACTTATTTGTGGTTGTGTTATAGATGATAGAACCATTGATAACACCATTAAGATTACCCCTCTCTGTGGTGGTAACTCTTGGCATAATCATGTGTCTTGTAGTAGAAAGTCCTGCATTTCCAAAATCAGCAGCAGACCTTGAAATAGTAATTCCTACACCAATTTGACCAAAGATTGCTTGTCCTCTGAAACAATCTAATTGCACTGCTGGTAGAATAGATGTAGTTTTAACACCTATATTACCACCACCACTAATAACTAACCTACCACTTGGGGAAGTTCCTACAGCAAAAGCATGACCACTCGCTGTAGTTCCAATACCCACTCCACCAATGTCAGGGTCTTGATTAAATTCTACCGCACCATTTACTTTTAAACCTGTGAACGTGGATATACCACTCGCTGCATTTACATTACCTACTAAATTGGTTGTAATCGTAGGAACATTTAAATTGTTTGCTGTAACTGTGTTTGCTACTACTAGATTATTTCCAACATTTACATTTGTTCCAAAGTATGCAGCACCAGTTACGGTAGATGTACCAACAACATGAAGTCTATTAGTTGGAACTGTAACTCCAATACCTAAATCCCCACCATAAGTTAGAGACATAAGAGTAGAGAAACTCGATCTTCGATGCCAGTGGAATCCACCAGTATTTAAACCAACAGTACCCGCTTCGAGATAGTAGTTAAAGTTACCTTTACCATAGTTGATAATATCTAGAGACTCTTGGTTAGCACTATATGGGAATGAAGCATTTGTGGTATTCGATCTTAATGATGCGTTGTTACCTGTAATTGCAGTTCCTCTTCCTAATACTATCGCTGACTCCCCAGAAGCATTGTAAATCTGTAAATCTGTGGTAGGTGCAATTCCTAATCCTAGATTTGCACTTTGTAGATTTCCAGTTACATTTACAGCACCACCGAATGTCGCACCAGATGATACGTTTACATCATCTAGAGTCGTAAGTCCGATAACATCTAGATGTGTGTTTACTGTCGCACCACCAGAATGTGTAGTTCCTCCTGTAAATGTGGTCACACCAGAGATAGAAACATTATCTAAATCTGTATGTCCATCAATATCTACACCACCAGATATATCTAAACTTGATGCTGTAATTATACCTGATGCAACAATATTAGTTGTATCTAATTGATTTGTTACTGTAACACCAACTCCAGATGTTTCTAATCTAGGAAAAAAGTCATAATATAACTTGACAGACCCATTATCATTTGCTTCAAGATATGTTTCATTACCGTCTTTATTTCTTAAAATTAACCTATCTGATTGTATCGCTAAAGTTGCACCTACACCTGTTCTAATATCTTTGATTATACTTTCATCGTCAGAGTGGAAGATTTGTAAATCTTGACCCATACCGACACGAATCTGAAAATTATCAGACAACCAAAGATAATTATTAGCCTTTAAACCCAAGAAGAATGGAGCTCCACCGTTACCAGCATTTGATCCTGTGCCATTGAATATAAATCCATTTGGATTAAATGTAAAATTACTGAAAGTTGATACACCTGAAGAAAATATATTTCCAGTCACATCACCTGTCAAATCACCTGTTACATTACCAGTAAGATTACCTGTAACATTTCCTGTAACATCGCCAGTTAACGCTCCTTTAAATGTGGTTGCTGTTGCAATACCAGACACAACTACACCCGCAGCGTTTGTGTCAAAGTTTGGTGCATTTACCTCTCCAACAAAACTCGTAGCAGTTACGATACCAGATGCAAATATATGTCCACCATCAGAGTTGATACCAACACCTGTACTTAAATTAGTTGGATCCCCACCAACTTGGAAACTATTTCGAGGGTCATTAGTCGATACACCTACGTTTCCACCTGTGTTGTAGATACTTGTAAACCCTAATCCTACATCAATGTCCACCCATTGTGAAGTTGGTAAGAATTTAAGATATTGACCATCCCCATAATAAGTAACAATACCAGATGATGCTGTGATGATACCAGATTTGATTGAAGTTATACCTATATCTACTGTTGTTAGTGTTGTGACCCCTGTGACTTGAAGAGATATTGAAGAAGTTAGTCCGCTGACTACAGCATTACCTCTGACATCTAATCTCTCTGTGGGAACGGTGGTTCCAATTCCTACCAGACCTCCACGAACGGTAAAGTCATCATCATCTACCTGAACGCCATGCCTGAAATTAAAACTTTTATTAATACTCGCCATTTTACATGAGATTTTTAGTTATTTATGTTTATTTCCAATCTGGTGCATCTGGATATTTATTCTTTAATTCTTCATCAACTTTCTTTACACTCTCTTCCATCCAATCTTCCCACACGACTCCACCTAAAGGTATATTTGTCATTCCTTTATACATTCTTTTTGTGTATAACGCACCTCTTAACAAAAGTAACTCATTATAAGTCAACTGCATCTTCTACCTGCGTATTCATCTTTACATCTATCATAACAAAATCCATACTTTTTGTCGATAGATTATACCCCTCATGTATTGTATCCATAACAGGAAATACTTGATGCACACCCTCTTTCCATGTAACTTTCATTCCATCCCATATCATGAAGCAATGTATTTTATCTGGTATTGATAGTGGTAATTGTATTCTTTTGTATCTCTCTCGATACACTGGTGGGTCACGATGTGGATTTAATATAGTTCCCTCTGAAAAACTAGAGTAAGTTGCATATAATATATCCTCGTTTGAAAAGATATTAAAAATCTCGTTAGTCATTAACTTCTTTCTTATGGTTACTTGCTTACCAACACCTTTTAACCATGAGATATAAACATCTTTATTGCAATATCCACCTTTAATTGTGGGTGCTTTCTTTAAGGGAAATGTTGTTACTTTTGCCCACTCATATATTTTATTTAAATCATTTTTAGTAATCATAATTGTTCATATATTCTAGTAGATGGAAGTAATTTTTCCGTTGCAACTTCTATGACTTCACTTGATAAAACATTATCACCATATAAAGTTTTATTTTCATATAAATTTGCCAAAGTTATGGAATTATATCCACATTTTAATTGAGATCCATCACTTTTTTCAAGTTTTGATATTCCAAGAAAATCTGATAATCTATCATGCTCTGTTTGATTTGTATAAAATTTTTCAGTTGATAAAAATATAACATTATCAAAAATTTTTTCAAATTTATCCTTTACATTTACATACAAATTTTGAAATTGTGGAAGATTCATATATTCATAGAACAATTCTTGTGGTGGTTTAGTTTTATTATACCATCCATTTACTTCATATGATAAATTTACACAATGCGACCACAATCTTCTTACTGGTTCACGAAATAATATAATAATTTTAACATCGAAATCATCACACAAATTATCTCGTATCTCTTCTAAAAAATATTCTGGTAAAATACTTATTGATTGACTAAAATCGGCAACTGCTTGAGATTTATCTTTTAAATTATTATTGAGATACCGCTTGTAATCTTTAAAACTATAGGGTATGTCAAGACCAGAATCTTCTCGATTTCTAGTTACAAGATAATTTTTCCATGAATCTTTAATGTCTTGTGGATATATGTCATCCGTATTACCATCCCTCATATCACATAACATTTTTAGATAATGAGTTTCTTTATATCTCATATTGTTAATGAGATTATAGTTATTCAATAGTTTCCAAAGAGTGGTAGTGCCAGACTTTGACATACCAGCACATAAAAATAATTTAGGTTTCATAATATATTCTTTGATAATCTAGACAAGGCATCATCCCATAATATTCTATTTCCCTCAAAATCATGTAATGCAAGTGTTACGACAAATCTTTTTTCATTTGTGGGATTATGGGAACTATGTAATTTACCAACATTGACTAAATGTGGTGTGCTTAAATCTTTCTCGTATATGACAGAGGAATCTTTTTCTTCAGAAATTAATACTTGTCCATGATTATGTTCTTCGGTTATATCTCCACCATCTACAACACCTTTTAATTCTCTTGCGACTAAACCTGTATCAATTTCAATAACATTAGATGAATCCCACCACCTCATTGTGCTACCCAAAGCACCATATTGAAAATATATTTTAGTCCATTTTTCCCATTTATTATTATCACAATGAATCACACCATCATCATTTGGTGGTGTATAAAATAATTCAATCCAATGACTACACATACCAAGTGATTTTAAATATTCAAATAGATAATCATTATTTAAATCATTTGGATTAAGAGTTTTATGAAATGTCACCCAACTATGTCCATCAGTATCAAACTTTGAAATATCGACATTTGGATATAAATCTGATGAAAAATTTAATTCTCTACAAAGATCATTCATAATTTTGTAAATACTCCAACGACTCCATCTTTTATATCTATATCATACCATTTACTCTCTAATTTTGCATAGTCCATTCTTCTCAATTCAGTACCATTAATGATCGGTCTGCCATCAAAACATATCAAGTAACTTCTAGTGTTGCCTTCAAATGATTCACTTACTAACTTACCATCCCAATCAACTTTTAAATCTAGAGTATTAAATCCATATATTAAGAATGGTTCGTATGACTCAAATATAGTGTGATGTCCAATGTATTCTTTCATGTTTATAAACCTATGCTCATTTGTATCAGCAGGTTTATATTCAGATGAGAAAGGTTTAGCGACTCTTCCAGAACCCTTTACAATGATTTGATATAATGTCGTCCTATCATCAGCGTGTTCTGTAAATAACACATTTGCCTCTCCAACCTCTGAACATACAGAAAATTCTCCACATTTTTTTATATATTGTTTACACCTCATAATTTTATCTCTCTCATTTTTAAGATCGCTCTTCTATAACTTTCTGAATCACCTTCGATATTTTTTCCAACCAATTCAGCGAGATTTAATTCACCACTTATTTTTTCTGATTTATTACAGAACAATTCTATATCATAATTTTCTTCATCATCTTTAATTGCTTTGTCACCATATAATCTCATCAAACTTTCAACAAAAGTATCACAATCATATAAATCTAAATTTTTTAAATCTATTGCACCAGCATTATGTGATAATATGGGTTCTCTTGATAATGATTTACACATCCGAACAACAATTTGTTGTGTCTCTGGCAGATACTCATCAATTCTGAATACTAATTTCATGCTTGCTCCTGTATCATACCCCAAGATGTGGCAATATATTTGTCTTGCCCGATTGGTGGATTTCCACGATGAGTATGTGAATATCCAGCAGGGAAAATAACAACTCGACCTTGCTTCGCATTAATTCTTTTACTCATGTATAAAAATTCAGTTTCACCAGCTTCCTCGATAGTATTCAAATATAATTGAACAACAAAAGATCTCGTAGCAGAGATTACACTACCATTCTCGTAGTGCCAAGCATGAAATCCCCCACCAGCTGGTATCTTTTTAACTTTTAAATCATATAGTAAGAATCTATCTTTCTTTAAAATACTATATGTGTTGAAATAATCCGTAACACACTCATTCATACATCCAAAAAATTCTCGACCCAAATACGACCATGCAGCGAGATCATATGAGTGAGATAATATTGAAACTTTATTGTCAGTTATATGTCTATCCTTTTCCTCTTGAACAAGAAGAGAATTATTCTCCATCTCATCCATGTAATTCATAAAGTTTTGACAAAATTCAGATGATACAGCATCATCATACACACCAATAAGGTCTTTCATAAAATCAATGATAATAATTTATTTAGTTAGCGAACTTGACCAGTAGTTAAGTTAGCATTTGGAATAATAGAACCACTATTATTTACAGTTACAGCGATACTATTTGAATCTCTTCTTAATGGAACTCCATTGGTACCAGGAGCACCACCTTGTCCTCTTGATACCTCACGACCAGGACCTGATTGACCATCCTGACCTCTTTGAGGACTTTGACTACTATCACCTCCATCACCTCCATCACCTGCTCTTACACCACCGCCATTTCCACCAGCACCCTTATTACCATGAACAGTTTCTGTTGCACTTGAACCATTTGCTCCATTTGCACCATTACCAAATGCACCACCAGTGTTTACACCACCAGCACCTACAGGAAGTCCAGCACCTCCTCCACCTCCTCCACCAGAGGATAGGTCATCTCGTGAGTTTTTATCGGGGTCATGGTAACGATGACCACCGCCACCTCCACCACCATATCCTTGTTGAATATATCCACCACTCGCCACATTTAGAGTAGTATTGAATTGGAATCCCACTGCTGTGTTTCCGTTACTACCAGCAGTTCCATTTCCAGCAGTACCATTTCCACCACGACCACCAGCACCATAAATCTTACCATTACCACCAACATCTATTGTAAGTTGTGTGCCAGAATCCCATGATCCAGTTCTCAATGCTGCTCTATGTGTATCATTATTAGTATCAGAACCTATTTTCTTATTAACATTTACAAAAACTTTAATTCCTCCTGTGCTTGTTGGTCTAGTTCTAAATCCACCTACAACTGTTACACCATTTGCTACGTACTTATCTTTTGCTACTACTCTATATTCTGTTGATCCACTATGATAGTCAACAACTACATTTAATCTCGAATTGTAAAAATCTGAAAATGATATGGTTTGACCAGGACCTGGTATACTAGCATTTGCACTAGGTCCACATGAGTTTTTATCTAATCTTAATCCACTTAATGAACCTATAGTTTGATTAAGTCTATAACCACCCAAACCACCACCACTATCACCAAACTCGTTGATGATATTTGCAAAACTAATTTGACCGCTAGATTGAAGTGCCATATTAATATTTTTAGTTATTTATACTTTTTCCAATATTTTTGATCTATGTATCCCATAGAGTATTGTAATTGATCTTCCTTTAGTGTTAGTGTTATGTCTCCCACGATTGCCAATCTTTCATTATTAAATGATTTATCGACACACTGTGTGCAATGTTGAATACTACTTGGAAATAAAGCCACAGTTCCCTCTGGGGGATGAATATAGAACTCTTCAGAATTAAGTTGATTAAATTCTTTGACCATCGTTCTCTCCTCATACCTTGACTCAAGAGACATACCCAAGAAAAAACTATTCTTATTATGTGGGTTGAGAAACTTAAGTTTATGTGCGTTGGGTGGCATGTTGAGATAATATACAAATGATATATGACTTGTTGAATGAATATGCCAAGGGATTTCCTTCTTTGATCTTGTTCTTGATAACCATGTTTTAGTGATAACGTATTCAAATATATCTTTATACTGTAAAACATCCATTACATATCTTTTTGTATGTAATATGATTTCATTAAACAGGGGATCAAGATTATCCTCAAGATGAATAAAAGGTCTGCCTGTATTCTCACTCACTGTGGAATTTGCATCAGAATCCTCGTAATCAAATTTATGATATACCTTATAAAACTCTTCTTTGTGTGTTTGATGGTCAGTCACTTCCCCAACATATACTGTTGTAGGAAAAATATTAAAAAGTTGCATTAATGTGTGTGTTTCTTGAGTTCTTCTACCTCTTCCTTCAGTTCTTTAATTGCTTCGATTAATAATGGAACGAGTCTATCATACTGCACTGTGATGTATTTGTCATCAGCTGGTGCAGGGAATACTGCTTCTGGTAATACTTTTTGCACCTCTTGTGCAGATATACCAGCATATGATTTCTCTGTATCATATCCGAGTTCCCCACCAATCTTATTAAAGTTGTATGTGAAACCACTCAATGACATGACTTTATCTAATGCACCTGTGATGCCAACCTTATTAGTCTTTAATCTATCATCAGATACAAATGCAATAACATTACCAGTGAAACTTCCTTGACCTGTGACGGATATGTTATTACCAAACGTTGATGTGCTGTCAACATTAAGAGTAGAATCAAGATCCACTGCACCAGTTACATTTAATATGTCCGTAACTTGAACTGTGCCACTCGCAGAGTCAAGAATCAAACTACCAGATGATGTATCAATTTCATTATCACCTGTAATTGCTACCTTGATGTTTCCAAATGTACCTCCACCACCTGTGAAGTTATTTGATCCTGCATTTACAGCACCAC